AGCATCTGCTGCAACTGATACTTTAACTATTGCGGGTGGCTCAAACATCTCTACCTCAATAGCTGGTGACACAGTTACTATTGCTATGACAGGGGCTTTAGGTGCTCCTGACCAAAACGTGTTTACTGTTATCGGGACAGATAATAATAGTAAGACTGCAAGTAGCACATCTACTACAATTAATTTTGTAGGTGGCACAGGTATATCAACAGACGTTGCAGGAGACAACCTAACAATTACAAACTCTTCACCCAACGTTGTCCAAAACGTATTACAGGGTATAGCGGGTGATAGTGGGTCATACACTGCAAATGCTAGTGATAGCACTATAACTATAGCTGGTGGAAACGGATTAACATCTTCTGTTTCATCTAACACATTGACAATACAGTCTGAGTTATATCTAGCAAGTGGATTCTCAACAGGAGAAAATAAAACTCTTATCTTTGGTAACAATGGTTTAGAGTCTGTTGCATCAGCAGCATTAGGATGGGTTATTACTTCTAATGGTTCTTCAGCATATCGTTTTGCAGGACCTGGAGTTGGTAGCTCAACTGACAATCCAACTCTATATTTGTATAGAGGATTTACTTATAGATTCCATAACCAAACAGGTGCATCACATCCATTTAAACTCAGAGTATCAGCAGGAGGAGCTTCTGTTACTGATGGTGTGAGTGGTAGTGACGAAGGAGTCCAGTATTATACTATACCCATGTCGTTAGCAGCAGGCACAACTTACAAGTATCAGTGTGGTATTCCATCACACGCAGCAATGATAGGTGACTTAGTAATCGTATGACCCGTACAGTTCCTGGTTCTGGTGCACAAATCGTCCCGATGTTTAACAGCGTCTACGGTGTTAGAGAGGTGTACGTTACTGCCAGTGGAAGTGGATACGATGCAAACGACCCTCCTAGACTCCGTATAGGAAACTGTGGCACACCTATTAGAGAGGCAGTGCTAAGACCAGTCATAGCAGGAGTTGCAGGAGAAATTATAGCAGTAGAGGTATTAGACCCAGGTGAGGGTTATGACCCTTTACGTTTAAAAATTGAAGATGATGAGTCTAATGGTCATGCTACTGGTAACGTATATTTAAAAGATGATGGTGGTATAGACTTTATCCAGATGACTGGATTTGGTGATAACTACTTTGATGCTACTGCAGTCATAGAAGGTGGTGGAGGTAGTGGTGCTGAGTTAGTCCCTATTACAGGATTACTAACAGGTCTATCAATTCAACAGCAAGGTAGAAACTATACCGAAGAAGATGTAAATATTATTATTTCTGGTGGAGGTGGACAGGGTGCAACTGGTGTTGCTTCTGTAAACCAGTTTGGTGAGGTATCTTCTATATCTTTGACCAATGCAGGAGAATTCTTTGAGACACCACCACTCATACAAATCATAGGTGGTGGAGGTAGTGGTGCATCTGCTGAGGCATTTATTGACTTAGGTGTCATCACAAACATCGACCTTATATCGGGAGGTGGCGGCTATCAAGGAACACCAAGCGTTATCTTTACAAGAGATACCGACCTGATCCGTACTGCAAGAAATCGTCAATCATTAAACAGTGTCCTATACAATCTGTCTGGTATACTTACAGATGTTGACTCGAATGACACAGTTGTCAATATAGAAACCACTGACCCCTATCCAGGATCAGGTAAGTTTTTGATTGGAAGAGAGGTTGTTAGATATACTGGTAAAACACCAACATCTTTCACTGGATGTGACAGAGGGGTAAATTTCCGTTTTGACCAGAAGGTTATATTGGATAGTTTACAAGATGATGCTAATACAGGTCTCACACAGTATCAATTCTCTGTTACTGACAAAGTAAGACGTGTTGTTGAATCATCTAACAACCGAGTTGCTATTGTATATGATTGGGACCCAACTCAAAGAGCACTATATCTAACATTCCAAGTTGATGAATTAGCATTTATCGATGGTGGTAGGTCTGGTGAAAAGTCTCAAATCATAGCATTTGTGGGAGGCACATCTGGGTCTAGTGGCACTGGTGTTGCTCCACACGTATTGATAGAGTTTGAAGGTAATGATATTGTTGCATTTACTAATCCTTTAAGTCTAATTCTTAACAGAAAGTTTGAAGATGATGATGAATTGAATGGTGTTGGTGATGGAATTATTGACCTTGTTAATACTGGCACTGAGTATGAAAACCAAATTAATCTAGATGGTGGCATCGCCTCGTCTAAATATGGTATTGAGGAAACATTAGGTGGACAAAACACCACTCTATTCCAAGTTGGAGACCAGATTTATGATGGTAATGCAACACCTCTAACTGCAACTATCCAAGCTGCGGGTGAATTGGGAGACGGTGATACTCATACATCAACCGCAACTATCGTTATTACATATAACACTACTACCTTGTTTAACATACCAGAAGTAGTAGAAGGATTATCGTCAGGGTTGACTGCAACAACTGTCAGTCGTGTAACAGGTCCTAAAGCAGGACAATTTACATTAACAGTAAAAAATATTGTAGATAATGACCCAACATTTAAGTTTACAGTCGGTGAAATCTTGAGAGGAAACACCTCAGGAGCACAAGCCGACATCATTTCTGTTGAATATACAACGTTTATCAGAAATGAGGATGACTAACCCCTATAAATATAAAGAAGGCAATCGCTAGACATGGCACTATTAACCGACCAATTTAGAATCTTTACTGCCGAGCGTTTCAGAAGTGCACTTGAGGGTCCTGACCCAACACAGTCCGACCTCTTAGCTGGTGCTGACCGTGACCGTTTGTACGTATTCATTGGTCGTCCACAGTCATGGGATAACGAGAATGCACCACCTGACCCAGTAGATTCTTTCCAAGAATTTTCCGATGACTATGCGGATATGATATCCCTTAAGAGGGTCTTGGCAAATGATACAATTCAAGTTATCAGACGTACTGACTGGATTCCCCCAGAGCAAACTACTGGAGGATTAGGTTATGTGTATGACATGTATAGACATGACTATAGTGCTACAAAGACTGCATCTTCTGGTGCTACTAAATTATATGACGCAGATTTCTACGTTGTAAACTCAAGTTATCAGGTATATAAGTGCATCTATAACGGTACATCACCTAGCGACCCTAACGGTAAACCTTCAACCGTTGAGCCTACAGGTACTTCTACATCTATCATCACAACTGCTGATGGTTATCGTTGGAAGTATATGTATACTATTCCTGTTGGACAGGTGTTGAAATTCTTCTCTAATGAGTATATGCCAGTGTTGTCTGATACAGCAGTGGTAGCAGATGCTATTGGTGGAGAAATTGATACTGTTATTATCGCTTCCTCTGGTAGTGGATATAATAATGGTACTTATGAAAACGTCCCTATTAAGGGAGATGGTATTGGTGGTCGTGTATCACTCGTTGTTGATGGTGGTAGAATTGTATCTGCTACTGTGACATCTGGTGGTAGTGGATATACATTCGGTAAAGTTATTATCGATGAGGTTAATGGTATTGGAGCAGGTACAGGAACAGGCGGTAGCGTCGAAGTTGTTATACCCCCAGTAAAAGGACATGGAGCAGACCCTGCAACTGAGTTAGGTGGATTCCGTGTCATGATTAACACCAAGTTTACCTACGCTGAAGGTAGTGGTGACTTCCCAACTGATAACGACTATCGTCGTATTGGTTTGGTTATTAATCCTAACAAGTATGGCACAGAAGAATTAACTTCTGACCTTACATTATCAGCAACAAAGGCAGTTATCTTTTCACCAACCTTCACAGGTAACTTCCAGACTGACGAAATTATTACACAATCTAGAACTATTGGTGGTCAACAGGTGACTGCACGTGGTCGTGTAATATCATGGAATAACACAACTAAAGTGTTAAAATATTATCAAAATAGAATTGACGGTGTATTCCCAGAATTCACTGGAAATCTAATTGAGTTTGAAGGTGGTAACCCTGTTGTAGGTGCAACATCTGGTGCATCTGCCGACCCTGATATCAACTTCCCGATTGTATCAGGTGCTAGTACTAGAATCATAAACAACACAGAATATGATTTAGGTATGGCATTCACCAACGGTTATGCAAAACCCGAAGTTGAGCCTAACTCTGGTGAGGTTATCTACATAGATAACAGAGGAGCAATTACTCGTGCGGGTGACCAAATCGAGGATATAAAAATCGTAATCGAGTTCTAAGATGCCACAGAATACTAATCTGAATATTTCTCCTTATTTCGACGATTTCGATAAGGACAACAATTTCTACAGAGTCCTCTTCCGCCCAGGATATCCTATCCAAGCAAGAGAATTGACTACTATGCAGTCAATTCTACAGAATCAGTTGGAGTCTATAGGTCAGCACTTCTTTAAAGAAGGTGCTATGGTTATCCCAGGTCAGGTAGGATATGACCTTCAAGTGCAAGCAATTATATTACAGCAGTCTTTCTTAGGTGTAGACGTTGAGACATATAGGACACAGTTAAATGGACAAATAATTGAGGGTATCACCACTGGCATCAAGGCGAAAGTCCTCTATTCAATTCCATCAACTGAGTCATCTCGTGGATATGTAACTTTATATGTTAAGTATGTTGAGTCAGGTGATACCACTTCTGATACAACTCTTAAAACTTTCCAACCAAACGAGCAGTTATTAGCAGAAAATGAAATAACTTTCGGCACAACTTTGATTGAAGTTGGGTCACCATTTGGACAGTTGTTACCAGTTGATTCAAGTGCAGTAGCATCTGTTGCTTATATTAATGCGGGTGTATATTTTATTAGAGGACATTTTGTAGATGTCCCATCTTCATATTTGATTCTTGACCAGTATACTAACACACCATCTTATCGTGTTGGTTTAGAAGTTAGTGAATCTATTGTAACTCCAGAAGACGACCCTAATCTAAATGATAACGCTGCAGGCACATCTAACTATTCTGCCCCAGGTGGTCATAGATTTAGAATCAGGACAAGTCTTGTAAAGAAAGCAATAAACGATACTACAGATAAAAACTTTATTGAATTACTACGTCTTAATAATTCTAAGGTAGAAGAATTTGTTACTGCTACAGCATACTCTGAATTAGAGAAATCATTAGCACGTAGGACATATGAAGAATCAGGTGACTATGTAATTGATACATTTACTATTACACCTAGAGAAAATTTAGATGATGGTTTCAACAATGGTGTATACCGTGTTGGAGAAACATCTTCAAATGGTAATTTAGCATCAGATGATTTAGTATCATTTGAGGTATCCCCAGGTCGTGCTTACGTTAAAGGATATAGGACTGAGTTTCTTGTCCCAGAATTTGTAGATGCACCTAAACCTAGAGATTTTGAGTGTGTGCAGAATGGTATCATATCATTCCGTCTAGGACAATTCATGAAAGTGTATGATGTATATGGGTGGCCTGACCTAACTGGTGAAGGTGTTACATCTGCATATCAAACATTAGAATTATATGATGACTGGGCACTAAACAATACATCTACTATTACTGGTAGACAGATTGGTCGTGCTCGCACAATTCAGTTGCAGCAGGACAATGGTGGTGTCTATGATATGTGGATATTTGATGCACAGATGTGGACAGGTATCAACTTTGCAGCAGGAAATAATGCAGTAATTGTTGGTGATGTATTAAGAGGAAGGACATCTAATGCTAGAGGTTTCGTTGCTGATGCAGGAAGTGGCACACATTGTTTCCTTGAGCAAGTATCAGGAGACTTCGTTAATGGTGAAGTTATAGAAAGAGATGGACGTGTTATCGGTACATTAGAAGCAGCACATTCATTTAACCTAACTGATGCTAGGACAGTTAGAGGTAGAAACTCAGGTAACGCAGTTATCTTTGGTGCAAACTTACTACTAAATGACCAAGCAATTATTGAAGGTGTTAGTGTTACTATTGACCAAGCAGGAAATACAAATATTATAGGTAACAACACTAAGATGGAGGCAGACCTTCGCCCTGGTGATGTTGTTACACCTGTAAACTCTGACGCAGAAGGAAATAGGACTCTAAGAATTGCAAGAGTAGATACATCTAGTGGTATTAATACAGTATCAACAAATGCTGCTACAGGACAGTCAAGTTATATCTTTAACTATCAAACACAGACTGCATTACTAGAAACAGGATTAACTAAGGGTAGTATCACCGATGGTGACTATACTAATCTATTAAGAATGCGTCCTTTTGTATTCCAGAAGGACTACCAGAATGGTGAGATGACCATTGATACTCCACGTACATCAATGAAGTCAATTTCTGACGAATCATTCTTCGTGTTTAGGACGTTTAATAATAAAACAGTTGTGTCTGGTGGTGTTACTGTTTCTCTACCAGAATCTGAGCAGTTTGCTACATTAGATAATGACAATTATTTCCTAACAATCTTAGCAGAATCAGGGTCAGCATTCTCAGTTGGAGATAACCTTGACATCGATGCTTTAAATGATGCAGGCACATTAACAGTTACATTTGGTGCTGACAGACAGTCAGTTACTATTGATGGATTAGCAAACGTATCTACTGTTAAATTAACCGCGTTGGTATCTAAGAATATTGTTACCAAGAAGATTAAGACTGCTGCAAAAATGCGTGCGATGAAAGTTACTCGCACAAGAATACAGCAAGACTCACAGAGATATGGTTTAGCATATGGTAACTTATATGGGTCACGTATTGAAGACGAAGAAATATCATTTGCACTGAATGATGTTTACAAGATTCATGCTGTATATGAATCAGAGGATGACACAGACGCTATGTCACCTTACCTTGTATTAACAGAATCTAGATTCTTTGACAATGGTAGTGTTATCGTAGGTAGGACATCAGGTGCTCGTGGTAGAGTCATTCAGTTTATCAACTCTACATTAAGACTATACTTTGTTGCTCTTAATGAGATTCCATTCATCCCAGGTGAAACTATTGATGGTGTGGATGATGATGGTGTCCAGTTAGTTGGTATTGTTGATGACGCAGAAGGGTCTGTAACTAAAGGTAGTAAAGTTGTTACCAGTCAGTTTGAATTAGACGCAGGACAGAAAGCACATTACTATGATGTGTCTAAGATGACTAGACTTCCACAGTTTACACCACCTATCAGAAAGATTCTTGTTATCTTTGACTACTTCGTCCATGAATCATCAGGTGACTATTTCAGCAACCAATCATATACTGGTATTACATTCAAAGAGATACCTAAATACAAACTGGATGGGTCTATTAACTTCTTAAGAGACCAACTCGACTTCCGCCCAGGTGTAGGAGAATTAGCATCAGGTAGTGGTCTAATCACAGCTCCATATTATGTGAATTGTGCGTCATTAGATTTCGGTGCAAGGACTTTCGATACCAGTGGTGGTGCGGGTGGCTCGACAATATTCGACGTCCCTAGAGTTAATAGCGAGTTTAGATGTGATTACTGCTATTACCTACCCAGAGCAGACAAGTTATTCTTAACTCATGATAATCAATTAAAAGTTGTCAAAGGTGTATCTTCGGAAGACCTTCCACCTCCTGACAATATTGACAACGCTATGTTGTTGGCACAAATTGAATATCGTCCTTATGTTTATGATGTAGAAAGAGACATACTAATCAACCAAGAAATTATTCGTCGTTATACGATGAAGGATATTGGTGACATTGAAACAAGATTGTCACATGTTGAGTATTATACGTCTCTGACTATGCTAGAATCACAGGCAGAGAATACTAAATCTTATGACGATAATGGATTTGATAGACTTAAGAATGGATACATTGTTGATGACTTTACAGACCACACTATTGGTGACGTCCTTAATGTTGACTATAAATGCAGCATGGACTTTAGCCAAGGTCATTTACGTCCTTCTCATTATACAACCAATGTCCCGCTCGAATTAAACTTAGCTGAGTCAACTAACGTAATTAAGACTGGTGGTAACATGGTAATGTTGCCTTACGTTGATGTCCCTATTGTTACACAACCATATGCATCTAGAGTAGAGAATGTAAACCCATTCAACGTGTTTACCTTTATTGGTCGTGTTGACTTAACTCCTGCATCTGATGACTGGATTGATATTGAGCGTAAACCCGCAAGAGTTGAAAACGTAGAAGGTGACTTCTCTGCTGTAGCAAGAGATTTACAAATTGACCAAAACGGTTTTGCTCCTATTCAGTGGGGTGGTTGGAGGACTAACTGGACTGGTGAGTCTCTAATTTCTAGTAGTAGATTTAGAAACAGGTCTGGTAGTTTCGCAGCTGGTGGTCGTAGACTTGGTAGATTAGGTCACGGACAAGGAAGACAACCACTATTCGTCCATGAAAGAAGGACTTGGAGGGTTGTTAATAACCAAGCAAGACAAGGTATTAGGACACGTGTTATACCTAAGATTGAAAGAAAATCACTTGGTGACACAATACTATCACAATCAGTAGTACCTTGGATTCGCTCAAGAAATATTGGATTTAATGTTGACAGACTAAAACCACGCACAAGAATGTATGCATTCTTCGATGGTGTGGATGTTACTGGTTATATTTTACCTAAGGTCATCGAGATTACTAAGTCATCTAGTGCTGACCCTAATACAAACGAAACACCTTTCGTTGTTGGTGAGACAGTTATTGGTCAAACATCTAAGTGTCAATTAAAAGTTGCTCCTGCAAATGATGGTCTTAAGACTGACCCATACGGTGTAGGACAAGCAACATTAGCAGAGTCATACGCATCACAGACACCATTCTTAAATATTGATATCACTGCTATGGCAGAAAGCGTCAATCCAAACTTCTTTGGTAACGCTCTTGTTGGTGAAATATTAGTAGGACAGACATCAGGTGCACGTGCTGTTATGAGAGACAGACGTCTATTGTCAGATAACATTGGTAACCTACAAGGTACATTGTTTATCCCATCACCTAAGAATGATTCAAACCCACGTTGGGCAACAGGTACTCGCTCAGTTAGATTTACAACATCTTCTACCAATAGTAAGGCATCAGGTGAAGTAGATTCTTCTGCAGATACCACATATCAGGCAACAGGTACATTGAGAGTTGTTAGAGAGAATATCCTAGCAATCAGAAATGCTGAAGTTGTTAGAGATACAGTTAACGACACAAGGACTGTTACAACTACTAGGACATCCACACGTCAGATTGGTTGGTATGACCCTCTTGCACAATCATTCCTTGTTGCAGAAGAAGGTGGTGTATTCTTAAGTAGTGTTGATATCTTCTTCAAGACTAAGGATAGTAATATTCCTATCTCTATGCAGATAAGGACTATGGAGAATGGTTATCCAAGTAAAGAGATTCTACCTTTCTCTGACTGCACAGTTGATTCTGACCAGATTGAATTATCAGACAACGCAGCAATACCATCAAGATTCGTCTTTAGGTCTCCTGTATACATCAAGGCAGATACAGAATATTGTGTTGTGCTTCTATCTGACTCTAATGAATATCAAGTTTGGATATCCAGAATGGGTGATATAGATGTATCAGGCACAAGGACTATATCTGAGCAACCATACTCAGGTGTGTTATTCAAATCACAAAACGCATCTACATGGACTGCTGACCAGTATGAAGATTTGAAGTTTACAATATATCGTGCAAGTTTCACACAACCTACTGGCACAGTTATTCTCAATAACGCTGAGTTAGGACGTGGTAACAGAGGTATTCACAATCTTATTGAGAATCCAATTCAAACAATTAAACCAACTCAACAGTTAATGATGCCTGCGGGTAACAATTATAACTTCACAGTTGGTGCAAGAATAGTACAGCAACCATCAGGTGCTGCAGGTACTATTAAAGAATACGATGCAGTATCTGACCCAGAGAAAATGACATTGACAGATATCAGTGGCACATTCTCATCTGGTTTCCTTGATACTAACGGTGACCCATTCCAAGGTTTAACTTCATCACAATCTACAGCAACGATTGTATTGTCTGCTATATTCAATGGCACATTTGAGGTTGGAGATACAGTGACAGGGTCAACATCAGGTGCAGTAGGTACAGTTACATCTTACGATGCAGGCACTACAACTCTTATATTGAATTTCATTACTAAGTCATTCGATTCATCTGATACACTAAACGAGCCTGGTGGCACAAGTGCTACTATCACATCCATTAACTATGCAGGAGATTCATATACTGCATTCCCAACACAAGCACCATCATATCCACATGATGATAAGGAAGTGCTTATCTACCATAGAAATCATGGTATGCATCAACGTACAAATAACGTTGAGATTATGGGTGTTGTATCTGAAGTACCTAACACAACATTAACTACTACACTTGCACAATCAAGCTCTAGTATACAGGTGCAGGATGCTTCTCAATTCCACGCTATCATTGGTGGTGCTGCAATAGGAAACTTAAATCCTGGGTATCTTAAAATTGGCGACGAAATTATACAATACTCTGCAATATCAACTAATGGTCAAGTTATAACTGTTGCTACTTCTGGTAGAGGTAGTAATGGCACTGCTGATGTAGAGCATCCATCAGGCACAGTAGTTGAATGTTATAACTTAGACGGTATACCACTAACTGAAATTAACAAAGTCCACTCTGGCATTGAGTGTCCTTGGATTGACACTTACATGTTAGCAGTAGACCACGTTGCAACAAACGGTATACGTGGTGGTGGAGCAGAAGTATGGGGCACACAAAACGTCCAGTTTGAGTGTCTAACCCCTACGGTTTCCACGATGCAACTTCCAGAAACTGAAGTTATTGCTCGTGTAAATACAACAACTGCTACATCTGTTGGTGATGGTGGTGGTGAAGGAGGCTCATCTCCTAGAGACCAATCTTCCTTTATCAACAGTGGTCAATATTATGATGTCGTATTGAATGAAGAAAACTCGTTTACTTCTCCTCAGATGATTGCATCTAAGATTAATGAGCAGAATAAACTAGATGGTAATAAGTCTCTAACTATGGCAATAACATTGAATACTGAGAAAGAATCTCTGTCTCCATGTCTTGACCTAGATAGAATGTCGCTTATTACGACTACAAACAGAGTCAATATGTGGCCTGGTGGTCCTTCACCATATGGACAACAAGGTGATATTGATAGGACTCAGGACGTATCAACGTTACCTACAGGTGACCAAAACGACGCGGTTTATATTACTCGTCTTGCAAGATTGGGTAGTGAAGCGCGGGCAGTCAAGGTTGATTTCCAAATCACAAGACACCCACAAACTGAAATCCGTATATATTATCGTGCTTTCAAAACAGGTGACAATGCTGACCCCAATAACGTTGGATGGTCACCGATTGGAGACCCAATCACAACCTTGAATCAAGATTATGATACAAGTCCAACAGATGAATATCTTTGGAAGGATTACGCATACGAGAAGAAAGGATTAAGTTTCAATGCTTTCCAATTAAAAATCGTGATGCGCTCCAAAAATCAGGCACGAGTCCCACTCATAGCTGACCTAAGGGCTATCGCTCTTGCAACCTAACACGGTTGATTATATACATTATTGATACTCATGTCAAGTCCCGAAAAGTCCACAGACCATATAGAGCCATACTCACCCGACCTAATCCCTGTAAAGGGAAAGGATGGATGGTACAGAGACCCAGATTCAAACGCTGTTGTAAACTGTAACAAAACAGAGTATGATGACTATATGGCAGCTTATAATAAAAGAAAACAGAAGGATGCAAAGTTTGAAGCTTTACAAACCGATGTTGATGCTGTAAAATTAGATTTGAATGAAATCAAATCTCTTCTCAAACAAATTATCGTAAACGGAGAAAATCATGCCAGTTGATGTGAAGGAAACTGCTACACAAGAAGAATTGTTAGAGCAATTTCAAACTCGCTATAGCAATCTTATTTCAGAAAACCAAGAGTTAGCAAAAAAAATCAAGGATAATGAGGCAACTGCCCTTAAATTACTTGGTGCTATTGAGACACTACAATATCTGAATCCTGCTCCCCCAGAACCTACTGAGGTAGAGGAAACTGCAGAAGTGCCTGCAGCATAACAGAAACGTGGAGTCTCTTCGTTATTGCATAAATAAATCAGACGGAATCGTCTGCAGCCCACAATAAAAGGTAATGGCAAATAGACTACAACTACGACGTGACGGTGCACAGCAATGGGCTAACGTCAATCCAATCCTTGCTCAGGGTGAGTTAGGTATTGAGATTGATACTTCACGTATCAAAATCGGAGACGGTGTTACATCGTGGAACTCTCTGAAATATGAGAGACCTATTGAAACTGAATCAAATACTGCTAACACTCTTGTTAAAAGGGATGCTGACGGTAACTTTGAAGCGGGTGCAATTACTGCGTCTGTTATAGGTAATGCTGCAACTGCTACACGTCTTGCTAACGCACGTCAGATATCACTTGGTGGTGATATGTCTGGTGCAGGTACTTTTGATGGGTCTGCAAACTTAACCATCACAGCAGAATTAAACTATGTGGTCGCACTACCACATTACGATGCAAACAATTTAGACGCACAAGGCACATATTCTCAGGTAACTATTGACTCTAGAGGTCGTATTGTTGATGCTGATAATCCTACAAGTTTAAATGATTATGGTATTACTGACGCTCAACCATTAGACACTGACCTAACATCATTGGCATCAATGACCACGTTTGGTCTTTTGTCTCGTCAGTCAGAAGGTAGTATTGTCTCTAGGACAATCACTGGTGGTAGTGGACGTATCATTGTCCAAAATGGTAATGGTCAATCATCTAATCCATTTGTTGACCTTGCTGATACTACAGTTGTTGTTGATAACTATAACCCAATAGGTAATGCAGATACACCTTTAATCTCTGCTACAACAGGTACTGAAACTGTTAACACAACCAACTTCAACGTTGATAGATATGGTCGTTTAACATTTGCACAAACTTCACCTATTGCCACAGCAACAGAGGGTACTTTTGCTGCGGTATATAGCAACTCTGCAGCATACCCAAGATATTCTAAAATAAAGAATAGTGCTGATAAATTATATGAAGCAATATTAGATATTAATGCAGGAGCAGGAGAACCTACTCACACTGATACATCTGACACAGGAAGTTGGAGATACTTAGGGACTGCTATTGCACCACAAAAAGGTATAGCAGCATTTAACCAAGAAGACTTTGA